AGGCCAAGGGTTGAAAGGAACATGAATTCAGATCAGCAGGCGACCTATCCGGGCGATAAGGGCTTTGAGTTCGTTGGGCAGATTGCGGATAAGAAGATCATTTGGCCTAAAGGGGAGTTCTTCGAATGAGCTTTTGGAGTGAAATTGGCGATGTAGGGCAAAATTTTGTAGACGGGTTTACGGATTTGGGCGGGGCTGTTGGGGATTTCTTTACCGATCCATTAGGCGCTCTTGAGGATGCCTTTAACGCTACGTTGGACATAGTTACGCTTGGGACGTTCTCTTATGCCAAAGATAAGTTCAGGGAGTACATACAAGGACTAATACCAGAACAAACATTCCAAGACAGACAGCGCACGGTCAGAAGCGCCACTGAGCCCAAAACTGTTATCTATGGCAGGGCGCGGACTGGCGGGCAGATTGTTTATACTGAGGATCAAGGCAAGGACAACATCCTGCTATGGATGTGTTTTGTTGTAGCGGGGCACGAAGTCGAAGAGATTGAGACTGTCTATGCAGATGGCAAGGTAGTTGCAACAAGCAACGGGCCTGGCGTTAACGGCTATATGGTCAGGCCGTCAGGAAACCCGTTTGGCGATAACATTTTGGCATGGTCAGTGCATGGGAACAGATACTCTGCATTTATTCCAAGTACAAATGTTGACTATGACGACGACAGCTATGACGGGACATTCTCTCCGCCAAGCTGGACATCTAGTCACCGGCTGTCTTACCAGTCCTATGTGTGGATTAACCTGATATTCGATAAAGAGACATTTGGAGACTCAGGACTTCCCAGATTCACATTCGACGTGAAAGGAAAGAACGATCTATACGATCCCAGGACAGGAGTGTCAGGCTATTCAGACAACCAAGCGCTGGCGATGCTGGACGTTCTCCGCTGGGATCGGATGTTTGACGAAAGCGATTCGGCCATAGACTTGCCCAGTTTTATTAGTGCAGCCAATGCCGCTGATGATCTCGTGGCGTCGGGCGTGGGCACAACTGAAAAGCGCTACACCGTAAACGGCACATTTAAGCTGCAAGCCATCCCCTTAGAGATACTGAAATCAATCGCTTCAGCGGGCGCGGCAACACCCTACTTTGACGTAGCATCGGGCAAGTGGAGCGTGTCACCGGGCGTTTATGAGCCCCCAGTTTTAAGCCTTGACGAATCAGACCTTGTTGGCGGGCTGCCGTTCCAAGTTGGCCCACCCAAGAACAGCCGCAACAACGTAGCAAAGGGTACCTACATAGACGCAGATCAAAACTTTGAGGCCGTCGGCTTTGAAGAGCTTTATATCAGTGAGTATGTGGCTGACGATTTGGAGGTGCTGGAAAACTCCTATGATTTCCCTTGGACGAATTCCGGCACAATGGCGCGCCGTCTCGCTAAAATTGACATTGAGCGTAACCGGTTTGGAATCAGCCTGAAAGCAGTCTGCAAATTCAAGGCGATTGTGCTTACACCTGGCGACCGCGTATCTCTGTCAATATCCCGTCTCGGCTGGAGCCCTAAAGTCTTCCGGGTTGAGTCTGTCGAGATTTCCTTCGAATCAGGCGTTGCACTTGAGCTTAGAGAAGACGCAGCCGCAATTTACGCATGGGAAGAAGGCGACGCGCTGGCGCTTGATAAGCCGCCCGCCATAAGCACCCCCGGCGGCATGACCATCAGCTCACCTTCCGGTATTACGTTCGAAGAGGGAACGTATCTGTCAGTAGAGGGCGAAGTAAAGGCGCAGCTCACAGTGTCGTGGAATGACCAGCCGTCGGCCCTTGCCTATGACTTGCAGTTTAGGATCAGCGGCGATCCCTTGTGGATTAACGCGGCTTCGTTCTGGCAAGACAATCAGTTCCCGATTCGTGACATAACCGGCGGCACGTATGATGTTCGAGTCAGGGCTATTAGCCGCATTGGCAAGCGCTCGGGCTGGACCTCTGCGACTTACACTGCTGACAGCTTCATAGCCGACCCTGTGCAGGCATTGGCAGCCATTGAGATCGAGAACACGCCCAAGAATCCAGACACAATCTATAGCACCATTCTCGTTGATGTGACTGCCCCGGCTGATACGGATTACGATTACGCGGTGATCCAATATCAAAAAGACGGCGATCCAGATTGGCAGAGCGCTGGCCCGGTTGATGATAACGGCGATAAGCGGATTATCGTTGAGGCCGATGGAGTAACCTATAACATCAGGGCGGCTTCTGTTTCGGTGATTGGGATTCGCTCAAGCGTTTGGACAAGTGGCGCGATCACAATCACCAATTCCATCAATAAAGAAGATGGGGATGTTGGCGCTCATATTGCTGTGCCGCCTGTACATGGTCTTGAGATATTTGAGCAAGGTAATAACGCTGAGTTTACAGGCCGTGATGCCAAGTTTGCTTGGCGCAAGACGTCAATTACAGATTGGCAAGAGTTCGGGGCAGAGGGCTTTTTAGGCGCTGGCAGCGGCAACCTTGATCAATACTTTAAGGACTATCAGCTAGAGGTCTGGGTAGACGGTGAAGTTGTCCGTACAGAGTTTGTGGTGGATGCGTCCTACGTTTACACCTTTGAGAAAAACGCAGAAGATTATAAGCGTGTGCTTGGCGTAGTGGGCGCATGGCGTGAGTTTGAGGTTAGAGTTTATTGCCGGTCAAGAATGAACGGGATCAGCGATCGGCCTGCAAAGCTAGACGTATCCAACACCGCCCCCGAACCCTTAGCCGCACTCTCAGTAGTACCAGGCTTCAGCGTGATCGAGATCAGCTATCTGCGCCCCGATGATCTGGATTTTGCAGGCGTTGATATTTGGGTTAGCCAAACGCAAGGCTTTGACCCTAATGCTATTGACCCAACAGCTACGGTATCGGACAACAGCTATGTGGCCACAGGGCTGACCCAGGGCGAAACCTACTATGTCAGGCTCCGGCCATTCGATCTGTTCGGCAAGACTGGCACCAACACAAGCGCAGAATTTGCGGTCACTACCAAAACCGGCGTGGATATTACCGGGCTGAGTGGATGGGCTTATGAGATCGCTCCGGTTGATCGGACGTTTATTGAGGCGAACTTGGCTGGGGAGGCGATGCCGTCTACCAAGATCGAAAACCTCACCGTAGCAAAGCTAACCGGCGGCGTTATAAATGCTACTGAGACAATCACAAGTGAAGGCGTGATCCGTGCGGTTGATGACATTAACAATCCGCAAATACAGGCAGGCATAGGCCCTATTGGGTTAACTCGGGACGGTGTGCCGTATGCCGCCTTAATGTGGGCATTCGACACGCAAGGAGTGACTTTCTCAATAGACGAGCTTGGGAACGCCTACTTCCAAGGCGACCTTGAGGCGTCAACTTTTACCAATGACGAGTTGACGATTGATGAGCTTGGAAATCTAAATAGTACCGGGACGTTCAGGTTTGGCGGGGCTTCTGACAACTTCATAGACTTTAACGGCACTCAGCTTGTTATTGATACTGATAACTTTAGTGTTGATGCGGCTGGTAATGCTACGTTTAGTGGTGACATAACCGCTGCCACTTTCACAAACGACGAGCTGTCGATTGACTCTGACGGCAACGTGGATAGTACGGGCACGTTCAGGTTTGGCGGGGCTGCTAACAACTTCATAGACTTTAACGGCACTCGGCTTGTTATTGATACCGATAACTTTAGTGTTGATGCGGCTGGTAACGCTGGCTTCTTGGGTACAATAACAGGATCCACCATTACAGGGTCCACGCTTCAGACTTCGGCAACCGGGGCCAGGGTAGTAATCTCTTCTGCCACGAATGCTTTAAGCACCTACGACTCAAGTAATGTAAAGGTCGCCTCTATAGGCGAGAATGTTACTGTTGATGGCAATTCTAAGGCTGTTAGCGTTTTCGGAGAAGCTTCGGCTTTCCAGGATTATGGCATTTACGGAAGACATTATTCTGGCGGAAGGGGCATGTATGGCGACAGCGATGGGAGTGGCGGTGAGGGCGTGTTTGGAAATAGCAGAAGCACTACTGGAACCGGTCGCGGCGTATATGGCCAAAGCTCGGGCCTTTCTGGAACAGGGGGAGGGGGCCTTGGAAGCGCTTACGGAGGGCGCTTTACCGCTGCGGGCAACCACGGTGTATATTCCATTGCAACTGACAATGTGTCTTATGATTTCTACGCTGCGGGCGGGGCGGGTCTAAACTATGGCCCTTTCACTGGCGGCCACGATTGTCTTTTATCTAGACAATGCGAGTTTGAAATTGGCGACATCTTGATCGCTACTGGCGAGTTTGAAAAGGGAGGCGTTTCCCAGACAATGCCTTACTTAAACATAGCGTCTCAGTCATTATCCAAAGCTGCGTACGGTGTCTTTATCGCAAAGTCTGAATTGAGTATAGACGAAAGGCACCGACCTGCGGCTTTACAAGATTATACAACGGCTCGCATGGTATATATAGGTGAAACACATGATAGGGGCGCCGTCAACGCACTCGGCGAAGGCCAAATAAACGTATGCTCAGAATCCGGAGACTTTGAAGTTGGCGACTTCATATGCACCTCAAACACCGCTGGCAAGGGCATGCGATACGATGGCCTAGACATGCGCTACGTGGTTGCTAAGTGCATGGAGCCCGTAGTGTGGACGGATGAGCCCGCAAACATTAAAATGGTCGCTTGCATCTACATGTGCGGCTAAACGATAAGGAGCCAAAATGAGCCAGTATTTAGCAGGCACAGCAAGCGTCACAAACAACAGCCCCACAGTCACAGGCACCAACACCCTATGGCTCGCAAACGTCACAGCAGGAGACTCGTTCACCGTTGCTGGCGATGGCGTGATGTATGACGTTGCTTCGGTCGATTCCGATACGCAGATCACGCTGTCAGTGAACTACGCAGGGGTCACGGCTGCCAGTGCCGTCTACACTATTGCCCGTGATTTCACATCTCCTGATAACTTTCCAGAGCTGACCACTGGGGATATTGAGACGCCCACCATTATTACTCGTGCGTTCCGGAAAATTCAGAGTAGGTTTACTGGCATTGCTATTAACACCACTGCCGAGATTGGGCAGGCTGTAAGCGACCACGAGGCTACAAATGACCATCCTCTGGCCACGACGATTGCAAAAGGTTTCCTGTCGGCTGTTGATAAGACTAAGCTGGACACTGTTGAATCCGGTGCCACGGCAGATCAAACCAAAGCAGATATTGACGCCCTTAATATTGATGCGGATACGCTTGATGGTATTGACTCGCTAGGCTTCGACGCGGCGGGCGCTGCTGACACTGCCGTATCAGACCACGTTGCGCTGGCTGACCCGCATGCTCAGTACGCAGAGATAGCGGGTGGCGCAAACGCCAACTTCACAGCCATGCCACAAGTCGGCGGCA